GTTGCCTTCCCACGGCTCTGGCTCTTTGCCAGCGTCACGGTCTATGAACTCCGCAAGCAATTCGTTTTGCGTTGCGTATGGTGATTGGCCCATCAACTGCGCGATGCGCGAGGCTGATAGCATGTTGTCAGGTGTAAGTTTTCCGACCATTAGTTTGCTCCCATAAAATAAATAAAGTTCCACCAAGTATATTCTGGGCCGAATATGTCCACCCAGCCCATGACCCACAGGCTGAGTAGCGCATACACAAATAACATTCCAGCAACTTTCTGCATGATAATCCCCTTATGCGTTGATTAGGTTACGCACGCTGGACGCGTGCCACTGACCGCCCATAGCGGTTGGTATCTGCGCCTCATTCAGCGCGGATGCGATGGCGCGTAGGCTCTGACCGGCCTTGCGCAATGCGTTAATGATAGGCATAGCTTGCGGCGCTACCTGTGCGGTGGCGCTAGCGCGTTGCTTGCCGGTAACTGACCCGCCCTTTGCAGGGTCGGGTGAGCCTAGCTTTACGCCCCGGCGCTTGGCTGCTGCCAGCGCGGCCTTGGTGCGCTCAGAGATGCGGCGCCCTTCCCATTCTGCAAAGACAGCGGCCATCTGTAGAAACGTGCGGTCGGCCTCTGGCATATCAGCGCAAGTGATAGGCACGCCAGCTTCGAGCAAGCCAGTGATGAAATGCACGTTACGCGCCAGACGGTCGAGCTTTGCGATAAGCAGTGTCGCGCCAATCTTCTTGGCGTGCGCCAGTGCCTTGGCTAGCTCCGGGCGGTTGGACTTCTTGCCGCTTTCCACCTCTGTGTATTCAGCGACAATGTCGTAGTGCGCACATGCGTGCTTCTGTGCCTCAAGGCCAAGGCCGGACTGGCCTTGACGCTGAGTTGATACGCGGTAGTAGACTATGAATTTCATGGTTATGCTCCCCTTACCAACGCTTCCAAGTGCCGTCACCAGCGCGCTCAAAATCTGCAACAAGTTGTTGAGGCCGACCCCACGGCGAATATACAAGCTGGGCAAGTATGACTTTACCAACGCGGTTCTCAGCAACACCGCGCTCACTATCCCAACCGCCGCGCTCTACTTTGCGCCAAATAATTTTGTGGTCTTTAATCTTGCCTTTTTTCTGGCCACGCACGTAACGCGGCAGCCCATCAAGCATATCCGCTGGCACAATACGCGCTGCGTATTCTGCGCCGAAGTCTGTCCAAAGCCATGCTGACCGGGTGGCGATTTCTGCGTAATTAGTCATTCGTGTCTCCCTTGTTCAACTAACGGTCAACGTGCCGTCAACTATTATATATCACCTTGCTATCATAAGTTCAAGGGTAGATAGCAAAAAAATATCAGGGCGATATCATGGCAAACACAAAACCAACATTATTGCGGCTCAGAACCAAGACGGTTTTGATGCTGAAGGAAGCAGTCGAACAGTCGGCGCATCGCTCGATGGCGTCACTGGCTGATGAGATACTGGCGCAAGAATTAGAAAAGCGCCTGACGAAAGACGGGTCTGACTTAGACCGTGTGATAGCGGCGGCACGCAATGGTTAACTCTCGCAACAAGGGCGCATCGTTTGAGCGTGATGTAAAGAACAGGCTGCACGATGCGCTTGGGCTGGAGTTTCGCCGGGTGCTAGACCAGTGGGCAGAGGCTGGCTTGCCTGACCTGACCTGTGAAGATGACGCGTTCCCCTTCGTGGTGGAATGCAAACGATACAAGCAGGGCAGTACGTTTGCCTCGCCCAGTCATTGGGATCAAGTGTGTACAGCGGCGACAAAGGCCGGGAAGATACCGGCGCTGGTCTATAAATTCGATAGACTGCCGGAGCGCTGGCGTGTACCTATCGAGGCATTGGCAATGCTGGCCACGTTTGAGCGACAGCCCGGCGATGGCTATGATTGGAAGTATGCAGTCGAGATGACGTTTGATGATTTCTGTATGGTAGCAAGGGAGTTGATGTGCAATGAAACTAGCGAGTGAAATGAGCGTGGAAGAGTTTGCCGCGTATTTAAAGGCACGCCGAGCGGCGTTATTTGCTGTGCATACAAAAGACAGCAACCCTTGGCGCAACCCGAAGTGGCGTAGCGCTGTGATATCTGCACATACTGCGCGGCAGTCAATGCAACGGCGTAGGTCAAACAGGCGGCCAAACAAATGATGCGGCACGTTGATTTATGTAGCGGCATAGGTGGCTTTGCGCTGGGGTTTGAGTGGGCTGGCTTGTCACGCCCAGTCATGTTCTGCGACATTGAGCCGTGGTCGCGTAAGATTTTAGCAAAGCATTGGCCTGATGTGCCAATCGTAGAAGATGTAAAGGTGTTAGCAAATGAGCCAGAAAAAATCCCAGCCGGGGGACGAGATACAATTCTTACTGCCGGGTATCCTTGTCAACCATTCTCACAAGCCGGGAAGCGCCTTGGCACGGAAGATGACCGCCACATCTGGCCGTACATCCGCGAGATTGTTGCACAAAAACGACCCGCTTGGTGCGTTTTCGAAAATGTTTATGGTCATGTCTCCATGGGTCTCGACCAGGTGCTATCTGACTTGGAAACCGATAGCTACGCCACAAGGGCGTTTATTGTACCGGCTTGCGGTGTCGATGCCCCGCACAGACGAGACCGCGTCTGGATCATCGGGCGATTTATGGGCGACACCGAGGGCATCGGACGGCACGGGTGGGCCGAGGAAGCTGGACGAGCAAGGCAGACGCATCAGCCAGACGAACCCCGACCTGAAATTCGGGGCGAACTTGGCGGATCAGGCGAGGATGTGGCCAACGCCGACAGCGAACGAGGATGCGGCAGGTACACCGAATGGGAAGATGCAGAAGATGCTGGGCAATCATCCGGGAGTGAGCGGAACTACCCCAGAGGAGTGGAGTTCTGGCAGCCTGAACCCAGCGTGGGTCGAGTGGCTAATGGGATACCCAGAAGGGTGGACAGAATTAAAGGATTAGGCAATGCAATCGTACCACAGATTGCGATGCATATTGGGATTGTCATACGACAATGCGAGGCCAGCGCTACTGGTCAGTAAAGTGTAAAGGAAAATAAAATGGCACTTGGTTTAGTAAATGAAAGCGGTGGCGGTGGTAACATCACGCCTATTATTAAGTTTGACGCAAAGGTGGGTGAGTTCTACCGCGTTGAGAGCGAGAACGTAGGCGGCGAATGGGTGCGTGAAAGCATCGAAATGGCGTTGCCGTTCGAGGTCGCAATCGACATGGAAAACATCGAGGTCGGCTATATGGCGTTTGTCAGCAACCGCCCGGACTTCCACATGGTCAAGTTGGGTGACCGTATGCCGGACAAGCCGACACCAGACCACAAGTCTGCGTTCCGTGTAAAGCTGGTGAACCGCGAGATAGGCTTGCGTGAGTTCAGCAGTCAGTCGAAGATGGTGCAGTCGGCGTTTGACCAGCTACACAATCAATATGAGGCTGAACGCGCGAACAACCCCGGTCTATGCCCGGTGATGAAAGTCACCGCGACAAAGACTGCGACAGTGAACACACCGCAGGGCGAACAGCGTTTCAAGGTGCCGGTGTGGGAAATCAGCCAGTGGACAGAGCGTCCATCGGCATTTGATGGCGCGGAAGCGCCTAGCGCACCGGTTCCAACGCCGGAAGCGCCTGTTGAACAGCCAGCCTCTAGTGGCGCTGACCTGTTCTAGCAGTTGGTAGGGCGCTGGGTTTTCCTCCCTTTGCCAGCGCCCTACCATTTCCAAAGGGGAAGAGGGAATAAGATGACACAGAATATAGCAGCATATATAGAACAGATAGCCCGGCATTACTGGGGCGACCCAAAGGAAAAGCGCGGCCATGAGTTGCGCTGGGGTACGCACGGGTCAAAGAGCGTGGATTTGCGCAAAGGCACATGGTTTGACTTTGAGGCCAACGAAGGTGGCGGGGTCATAGACATGGTGCGCATCAACGAAGGCGCACAGTTACGCAGTCTGCCGGAGATATTGGAAAAGCAGTTTGGCATAGCCAAGCAAGTGCAGCAGAAGATACAGCCAGCGCGGTACATGTCAAAGGCATACGACTACATAGATGAGCATGGCGAGTGCATTTATCAGGTCGTGCGATACGAGCCAAAGACATTCCGGCAGCGTAGGCCGGACGGCAAGGGCGGCTGGGTATGGAACGTCAAGGACGTTACCCCGGTGCCGTACAATCTGCCGGACATTATCGCCAACCCAAACAAAAAGATATTTGTAGTGGAAGGCGAGAAGTGCGCAGACGCGCTAAAGAAGCTGGGCGCCGTAGCAACAACCAGCCATGGCGGTGCCAAGAACTGGCACGCGGATCTAAATAAATGGTTTGCCGGGCGTGACGTTGTGGTGTTGCCTGACGCTGACGAGGCTGGACAGGCACATGCTGACGTTGTGGCGGCTAACCTGTTGCCCGTGGTCAACTCTATCAACTGTGTCAACTTACCGGGCTTAGACGATAAGCAAGACGTTTACGATTGGCTACAGGCTGGCGGTACGAAGGAAGAGCTAGCGGCGCTGGTCACATCGGCACAGCCGATTGAACAGGCGCCGGACGTACAGGATAACGTACAAGAAGAGCGCCCGGATGTGTTCGATGTGTATGATGTACACTATCTGCGCAATATGCCGCCGGTGGAGTGGCTGGTGGATGGGCTGCTAACCAAGCATGGTTTTAGCGTGCTGTATGGTGAGCCGGGCGCCGGTAAATCATTTTTGGCGATAGACATGGCACTGTCAGTGGCGTATGGCAAGGCGTGGCACAACAACCCAGTGCAGCGTGGCGCAGTGCTGTACATCGCTGGCGAGGGTGTCGGCGGCTTGGGCAAGCGTATCAAGGCATGGCAAGCGCATCACAAGCTAACAGCGGATGTGCCGTTCTATGTTCTGCCCACAGCGGTGAGGTTCCGCGAACCTGAAGATGTGGAGCGCTTACTGCGCACGATAGACAACCTCGATACCAAGTTTAGCGCGGTGTTTGTGGATACTGTAGCGCGCGCCTTGCTCGGCGGTGATGAGAACAGCGCAACGGACATGGGCCTGTTTGTGGATGCGTGTGAGATAGTAAAGCGCCACTGCGAATGTGCGGTGGTGGCGATACACCATAGCGGCAAGGATGCGGCACGCGGTATGCGCGGAAGCACGGCGCTGTTGGGTGCTGTGGATACAAGCATCAAGGTAAGCAAGCTGGAAGAGACGGTAACGCTGGCGACAGAGAAGCAGAAGGATGCGGAGCCAATGCCAGACGCGGCGTTTACGATGACCCCGGTTGCGTTGATAGACGATGTCAGCGTGGTGATGACCCAGGCTGATATGCCGGAGAAGAAACCGCGTAGTGCAAAGCTGACAGAGCCGCAGAAGATAGCGTTGCAAGCACTGCGTAATCTGTCTGTCGAACTAGGCCAAGAGCGCGTGCCGGTGACAGCGTGGCACGACAAACACCGTGCGAAAACACCCGATAGCACGCGTTCTAGGCGCAGAGATGCAAGGGATGCGTTACAGACAAAGCGTGCGATTGTGATAGAAGGTAGCTATGTGTGGGAATACAAAGACTTATAAGGAAACGTGCGACTGTAAAAACCTTAAATCGCACGGTCGCACGCTGAAGTCGCACGCGTGGTGTTGTGCGATAATCCCTATGGTTATCGCACGCACGCACGCACAGCACGGGAAAGGGTAAGGGTATGGCAAAGAGAAGAGTAAAGAAACCTGACACGACAGCATTGCGGCGTATGATGGGCAGCAATGTGACTAGCGAGGCAACCTATCGAAAGATACAAAACTACCTCACAGAATATGACCGGGTGGTGTCTGATTATGAAAGGCGTTGGGGTGTGGAGAGATTGCCCAACCTTGTGTCGCCTGAACTGCGCGACAGGTTCTGGCAACAGATGGACAAGCTCAACGATGCTATCCATCGTGATGCGGCGGTGGATGTGGAACATCATGTGGCTGTGACCTTGCGTGCTTATGATGCGCTGGAGAAGGAAGCCATCGCGCTGGGCGGCAAAGAGATTGGCATGGATGTGTGGACAGCGCATGCTGATGGCAAGGTCGTTGCGATAGCGCGTGATGAACAGGCTGTGAAGCCCATCAAAGAGGACATGCCAGACGCGCTGGTGTATTGTGTGCAAGAGGTGGCGGTGATACTGGCCAAGTGGTCAGAGCAAGCGCCGGTTGTTGCTGAAGTCAAGGACATGTTCCCCGGTGCAGTGGTGAGTGACGTTAAACCAACCATGAAGGATAAGCTCGATGACGACATCCCTTTCTGAAAATAAGCGACCGTACAGCGTCATGCCAATGCGTGCGTGTGGTGACCGCAAACTAAAAGAGCGTGAGTTTCGCGTTCTGGGTGCGCTGTGTGCGTTTGTTAATCGTGCTGGGGTATGCTGGCCATCGCTCGATACCCTATGCTCAGTAAGCGGTTATGCGGAAAGAAAGAGCATATTGGAAGCGATGAAGCGTTTGAAGGCTGGTAACTATGTGCGACAGCTAAACCCAAAGGATTACCAAGAGACAGCCAGCGGGTGGAAAACAAACAGGTATCAGGTGCTGTGGAAGGGTGATGAGCCATTGCCAACCTATGAAGATATACACACCGCCAAAGCGCTACAGCTACGCGCAGACCAAGAGGATGATACCAGTAAAGAGATAGGGGGTCTGGGGGATGCGCAACCACAGACAGACACGCACGCTGGCGAACTCTGCCACGCCTACTTGCGCGCCGTCCAACAGGCGACAGGACAGGTCAGGCTGTACGATAATGAGATAGCACACGCCCGGCGGCTGGCATTGCGTGACGTATCGGCTGACGATGTGCGCGCCGCTACGCTTGCGGTGTGTGACCAAGCGATAGAGAGGCGTGCCGGTGTGCCAGCGCTTGCTGACGTAGTGCGCTATTTTGACGTACAGGATAACAAAGGTTGATTTGCTTGTGTACAGCGCGCAAAACTGCGGCCCGGCAAAAAAGCGACCCTTGCCCCCCGCCCCCGCCGGGTACTGTACGGGGGGTCTCACACAAAATTTTCCCCGGATCTGACGTATGATTTGCCCTAGCTGCGGAGCCGACCATCACCAGCTATATGACGAAGTCGCAGAACTATGCGAATGCTACTGGTGCGGCCACCGCTATTGCGCAGAAGAGCAAGACGATGATAATGTAGAAACACCAACATTAAGGGAGCTTGGTATCAATGTATGAAGAGGAAATGCGTTGCGCCGATTGCGGGTGCGTGGATATAAAATGGGAGGACGCCGAGCATTGCCGGTGCAAGCGTTGCGGCTGTCCTATGACGGAATATGTGCCAGTGGTTTATTCTGCCGGTGACGGGTCTATGGAAAAGCTACTGGCCAACGGGCAATGCCCTAAGTGCCAGACAGAGATGCACGGCGACCTGAAATGTGAGACATGTGGCTTGGAGATAGTAGGGTAAGAATTGTGGATATATTAGACGAGGCGAAAAACGCAGTTGCCGACCGTGGCAAGAATTACGGTAGCGTATATATCAACCATGAGCGCATAGCCGCGCAGTGGTCGATTACGTTGGGTACTGAGGTCACCGCAGAACAGGTGGCCATGATGATGGTACAGGTGAAGCTAGCGCGTTTGATGGAGACGCCCGACCACATGGATAGTTGGGTAGACATTGCTGGGTACGCATGGACAGGGGGCAATTGTGTCCAAGAAGCCCCTGACAACTAGGCAACAGCGCGCGGCGCTGTCAAGCCCTGACGCAGACCGCCGGGAAGCGGTGGTACAGGAGCTAGAGGCTATCGCGGCTGGCGAGGCTACAGATGTGATTAGCTGGGATGCCATGGGTCAGGTGCAGCTTACACCATCTGACCAGTTGCCGGAACGCGCCCGGCGTAGCATCAAAAAGGTGAAGGTAACGCCAAACCAGCACGGCAACACCATCGAGGTGGAGATGCACGACAAGCTGTCGGCGTTACGCTTGCTGGCAAAGCATCGCGGTTTGTTGGAGCCGAACAGCGATGACCAACGCCCGTCCATGATAGGCATCAACGTGACCGGGCCGCAAACCACAACCTATGAGGTGAAGGATGGTGAAGATACACCAGATGACGCATAACAAGTTTGTGCGGTTTTTTTCTGACTACGTTATCTGTGACCATTGCGGCGAGGATACGCGTGGCCGGTGCTACGCTGAGACACAGCAAGTTGTTTGCTCTAAATGCAAGGGCGTGCTGTTGGATATTGACGAGCGCATGACCGACCCTGATGTTACAGAGGGCATGATGATAGTAACGTATATACCTGGAGACTTTGATGGCGAGAGCGACTAGAGCGACCGACAGGTCGCGGCGCAGAACTAAGCAGCCGACCACAGAGGCGCTAAATGGCCTTAACCTTGATTTTAGCGAAAGCCCGACCGTATGGGATTTTTTAAACGACAACTCTTTTGTGCGGGGTCTACTTGGGCCAGTAGGCTCTGGAAAGACTTATGCCTCGCTGGCCGAGGTGATGCTGCGTGCTGTAAAGCAACCACCTTCGCCTGTGGACAATGTAAGATATACGCGTTTTGCCGTAATCAGAAACAGCTACCCGGAACTGCGCACAACGACCATTAAGACATGGCAAGAGATATTCCCGGAGAATACTTGGGGCCAGATGCGCTGGTCGCCGCCTATCACGCACCACATTAAGTTGCCGCCGCGTGATGACACGCCGGGCCTTGATTGCGAGGTTATCTTTCTAGCGCTCGACCAGCCGAAGGATGTGCGCAAGCTGTTGTCACTTGAACTGACCGGCGGCTTTATTGACGAGGCACGCGAACTGCCAAAGGCGGTGGTCGATGGCCTGACATCGCGTGTCGGTCGTTACCCGACAAAGCGACATGGCGGTTGCCCTTGGCGTGGTGTGTGGCTCTCAAGCAATCCTATGGACTCGGATCATTGGTGGCATCTTCTAGCGGAGAAAGAGCCTATTCGCGGCAAGTACCCATGGAAGTTCTACAAACAACCCGGTGGCGTTATCGAGGCTACGAAGGAACACGAAAACAACATATTCGCCGCTAACAAGTATTGGATAAACAACCCCAAGGCAGAGAACACAAACAATCTGCCGCCCGGCTACTACGAACAGCAGCTAGCCGGTAAGACGCTGGATTGGATCCAGTGCTACGCTGGCGCGCAATATGTGTATGTACAGGACGGCAAGCCCGTGTGGCCGGAGTTCAGCGACAGCCTTATGAGCGCCGACCTAGAGATTGAGCCGCTATGGCCGGTGCATATCGGGCTTGACTTTGGTTTGACCCCTGCTGCCGTGTTTGGGCAGAAGATGGCTAACGGGCGCTGGCATGTCGTGCATGAGCTTGTCGCATTTGACATGGGCCTAGAGCGTTTCTGTCACCACCTGATGGCCGACATAAACACGCACTTTCCTAAGAGCGAGGTGTTTATCTGGGGTGACCCGGCTGGTGCAAAGCGCGATGAGATATTCGAGGTAACCGCGTTTGAACACATGCGCACGCTTGGCTTGCGCGCACAGCCTACCGCGTCAAACGATTTTATGGTGCGCCGGGAAGCTGGCGCATCGCCAATGAACCGGCTTATAGACGGCAAGCCGGGGCTATTGGTAGACCGCAAGTGCAACCGCACGCGCAAGTCGCTAGCTGGTGGCTATCACTTCAAGCGCGTTGCCATGGGCGGTGGTCAGGAACGGTTTAGAGACGCGCCGAACAAGAACGAGCATTCGCACGTTGGCGATGCGTTTGGCTATCTGATGATGGGGTCTGAGCATCGCAACCTGATACGCAACAATCACGGGCGCCAGCAAGTCAAGCAGATGGTGGCCAAGATGGACTTCGATGTTTTCTAGCAACAAAGACGCAACTATAGTGCCGTTTCATTGGGCGCACCCGTACAATATGGACTTGCGAGAGTTTGACAAAAAGCCATTTGACGATGTGCCTAATTACGAAGCGTTGTTAAAGATGTATCAGCAACAGGAGCATGCCTATACGGTATTGCACCAAGGTGAAATGATTTGCTCATTCGGGGCTATCAAGCTGTGGCCGGGCAACGCCGAAGTCTGGTTGCTTACGTCATATCAGTTTGAGCGCGTGCCGATATCGGCTACGCGTACAGCTATGCGCTACTTTAATCACATCGCTATCGACTTGCAATTGCACCGATTGCAGATGACAGTCGAGGTCGATAATTCATTTGCAGTTAGGTGGGCATCTGCGGTAAAATTCACTAACGAAGGTCGCATGCTAAAGTATGGGCCTGTCGGTCAAGATTACTTTATGTTTGCGAGGTATTTTTAATGGGCGGTTTGCTATCCCCTAAAACTCCGGCGCCACCACCGCCAGACCCAGAAATCACTGCGGCGCAACAGCGCCAAGAAGAGCGCCTTGAGGCAGATGAGCAACAGAAGATGCGTGCTATATCTGCGCGCCAACGTGCGCGCCGTACAGGCGGCAAGCGTATGTTATTAAGCACAGCGCGTCAAAACGCTGAGACAGGCATTCAGTCAACACTAGGTGGAGGCGTATAATGGGCGGCATCGCAAAAATATTTAGCGGCGGCAGCAAAAAGAAAGCGGCACCGGCACCGGCACCCGTGCCAGAGCCAGAGGCCGCGCCACAGGGCGCAACACGCGAACAGCGTGCGCAAGCGGCATCTCTTAGGTCGCGCCGTGCAGGGCGTAGATCATTGCTTGGCGGTGGTCGCTTGGGCGGTGGTGAAGGTGAACAAACAACATTGGGGGCAGGATAATGCCAAAGGTAGTTTCTAAAGACGGTAAGGCGCGCACATTTGCGTACACAAAGGCTGGCATGAGTGCGGCGAAAGAATACGCCAAGCAGACAGGCGGTCGTGTAGCTGGCGCATCTATGAAAACAAAAATGGCAAAGAAGAAATCTTATGGCAAAAATAGCTGATGACATTGGCCTTGGCGATAAATATAAGGGCCAAAAAGGTGCGCCAACGCAAACCACCGGCCAAAAGCTGTGGAAGTTTTACGAGCGCATGAAAAAGAAACTGGCAGAGGGCGATAAGAATGGCTGACAAAAAGAAAGCAGTCTGGGACAAAAAGCGCCCTAAAGGATTGGGCAAGCCAAAGGGTTTGTCGCCAGCGCAGAAGCGTAGCGCACAGCGTGCCGCAGCAAAGGCTGGTCGCCCTTATCCTAACCTTATTGACAACATGAGAGCCGCCCGTGCGAAAAGTACATAAGAACCCCAAGGGCGGTTTGAGCGAGGCCGGGCGCAAACACTTCAAGCGCACAGAGGGAGCCAACCTTAAGCGTCCCGTCAGGTCAGGCACCAACCCGCGCCGGGTTTCTTTTGCGGCACGCTTTGCTGGCATGAAGGGCGCAGAGAAAAAAGACGGCAAGCCAACACGCCTTGGGTTGGCACTAAGGGCATGGGGCTTTGGCTCTAAAGAAGCAGCACGCAACTTTGCAAATAGGCATAAAAAAGCATGATGACCCCAGCACAAATACTGAAGCGCCATGAACTGGCACAGCGCCGCAAGGATAACTGGCGGCAGATCTATGAAGATTGCTACGAGTTCGCGCTGCCACAGCGTAACTTGTATGACGGCTATTATGAGGGCGGCGGGTCGCCCGGCCAAAACAAAATGGCGCGCGTGTTTGATAGCACCGCTATCAATTCCACGCAGCGCTTTGCCAATCGCATTCAGTCTGGCTTATTCCCACCGCAATCTAATTGGTGCCGCTTAGAGCCGGGGCCAGACATTCCTATAGAGCGCCGTATTGAAGCACAGGCCGCGCTAGACATTTACAGCGACAAGATGTTTGCGCTGTTGCGTCAAACGAACTTTGACTTGGCCATGGGTGAGTTTCTCATGGACTTAGCAGTTGGTACGGCGGTGTTGCTCATCCAACCCGGTGATGACATCACTCCCATCCGCTTCACCGCCGTGCCTCAATATCTGGTGTGTATCGAAGAGGGCGCGCATGGCAAGGTCGATAACGTCTATCGGCGCATGCGCATGAAAGCAGAGGCCATCACCCAGCACTGGGATGATGCGCAGATACCGGCCAAGCTACAGCGCGTTATTGATGAGAAGCCCACCGAAGAGGTCGAGCTAGTCGAGGCCACTTGTCTGGATATAGAGACAGGCCAGTACAATTATTATGTTATCGACAAGGAAGGCAAAGAGGCTATCGTAGAGCGCACCATGAAGTCCAGCCCATGGATTGTGGCGCGCTACATGAAAGTCGCCGGTGAGGTGTATGGCCGTGGGCCACTGGTCACAGCTATCGCTGATATTAAGACGCTGAACAAAACGCTAGAGCTATTGCTGAAAAACGCTAGCTTGTCTATCGCCGGTGTGTATACGGCGGCAGATGATGGCGTGTTAAACCCACAGACCATCCGCATTGCGCCAGGTGCTATTATCCCGGTTGCGCGTAATGGTGGCCCACAGGGTGAGAGCTTGCGTATGTTGCCACGCTCTGGCGACTTCAACGTGTCGCAGATTGTTATCAACGACCTACGCATGAACATCAAAAAGATTATGATGGATGACACGCTGCCGCCAGATAACATGTCTGCCCGGTCAGCTACAGAGGTGTCGGCCAAGATATCTGAGCTAGCCACTAACATGGGTAGCGCATTTGGCAGACTTATCACAGAAACCATGATCCCGGTTGTGTCGCGTATTCTAGCGGTAATGGATGAGCGTGGCCTTATTGAAATGCCATTAAAGGTAAACGGGCTAGAGGTTAAGGTGCAGCCGGTATCGCCTATCGCGCAAGCGCAGAACATGAGCGGCATCGAAAAGGTAATGCAGTGGGTGCAGCTATCCGCATCACTTGGACAGGATGGCCAAATGGCAGTGCGCACCGGCGCCATTGCAGACCATGTGGCTGACAAGATGGGTATCCCGGCAGAGCTACGCACATCACCAGAAGAGCGCCAACAGATGGCAGAACAAATGGCGCAGATGCAAGCAGCGCAAGTGGCGATGCAAGCGGCTGAAGCCACAGGGGAGTAATTATGGAAGAGGGTTGGGACAGTCTGCGGACAGTGGAGCCGCAGATGCGATTAACGCAGCAAGATAACCAAGATGACATAGACAGGTTATATTTGCGGGTATTCGCCAGTGAGGATGGGCAACAATTATTAACACACCTTCGCTCACTGACGATTGAGCAGCCCACATGGTATCCGGGGGAAGATGCTTCCCACGGGTTTGCCAGAGAGGGGCAAAATTCACTAGTGCGCGAAATAGAAAAGCGCATGCAGAGAGCGAGGCAATTATGAACGAAGAAGAAGGACTGATGGCCCAAGCGCAAGTTGAGGCCGAGGACAACCAGCAGCCCGAAGAAAGCACAATCTCCCACATTAAACCAGAAGAAGGCCCGGCATCTCTCGATGATGTAACCGTGGCTGGCGAAGATGAAGAGGTAGAGTTTTCCCGTCCTGATTGGTATCCAGAAAAATTTTGGAATGATGATGATGGGCCTGACCTAGAAAACTTGGTCAAGTCCTACAGCGAATTGCAGAAGAAGTTTTCGCAGGGCAAACACAAAGCCCCGGAGGCATACGATGATAGCTTATTTAAAGATGCGAACATCCCTGATGATGACCCGTTGCTCTCGACATATAGAGATTGGGCGAAGGACAATGGTATTAGCCAGAGTGCGTTTGACGAGCTTGCGAATAGCTTTATTGCTATGGCTCAACAGGAAGAAGAGAGCGCTGAGATCTCGTTCAAGGAAGAGCATGCAAAACTTGGCCCGAATGCTGATGCGACTATTAAGTCGATGACAGATTGGGCGCAGGGTTTGGTGCGCAAGGGCGTTTGGTCAGAGGGTGACTTTGAAGAGTTCAAGATTATGGGCGGCACCGCGCAGGGTCTAAAGGCTTTGCAGAAGGTGCGTAGCTATTATGGCGACCGGCCTATTCCTGTGGACATGACCCCAGTAGATGGCGCGCCATCTAAAGAGGAATTGAATGCGATGGTAGGCAAGCCAGAGTATCAGACCGACCCAGCCTTCCGGGCAAAGGTTGAGAAGATGTTTGAGCAAGTTTATGGCACGCAAGATTACTCTGCTATCTAAATAATAGCGCGGCTTGCGGGCCGCGCTTTTTTTTGTTAAAATTCATTTGACAGATAACCTTATGGCCTGTTCGACCCGCTTGGGGGCGTAGCGTTTATGC